CTATAGCAAATAGTGAATTTTTATAAAATATTAATATAAAATTATACTTGACAAACATAAAATTTGTGGTATTATATAAGTAGGCAATAAGCCTACTTATATAAAATTATTTTGGAGGTTATATTATGAATGAATTTGATATTAAAAAAATAGTACACGAAGAATTAAAGAAGTGCGGTATTCGTATACCTGTTGAAGAAACTTTTGATTATTCAGGGTTTGAAGAACCTGATAAATGCAAAAAATTTGTAAAATTAACAAGCGGTATTTGGAGACGGGCGATATATGTACAAAAGAATGGAGAAAGATACGGGGACAAACAGTATTTTGACCTATTGTTTGTGGTTGATGAAAAAGGCGAACCAGTATGTATGCCAGTTCCTATTGCAAGAAAGTTGTTTAATGAAGAAATAAAACCAGATTACTGTATGCATGTAATGCCAGGATATATATATGAATACATATATAAAGCATATTATGAGGAAAGAGAATTGCCCTTTTAATATTAATATAAAATATGTTTTTGATTTAAAATATTAAAATAAATATTATAAAGGAGCATACATATGATAGGTGCAATTTTAGGAGATATAATAGGCTCAAGATTTGAGTTCAGTAAGTTAAGAATCAAGTCAGAATACTTTGAATTATTCACTAAAGATAATTATTTTACAGATGATACAGTTATGACAATTGCAACAGCAGATGCTATTATAAATAATAAAGACTTTGCTCAAACGTATCAGGAGTGGGGTAAAAAGTATCCTAATGCTGGATATGGTGGAATGTTTGATAGTTGGTTACATTCTAGAAATCCAAAGCCCTACAATAGTTTTGGTAATGGTTCTGCTATGAGAGTTAGCCCTATAGGTTGGTTATATAATGATTTAAAAACTGTTTTTGATAAAGCAGAAGAATCAGCCATTGTTACTCATAATCACGAAGAAGGATTAAAAGGTGCAGTTTCTATAGCAGGGTGTATTTATCTTGCAAGAAACAAAACACCTAAAAAAATTATTAAAGAATTTGTTGAAACATATTTTGGTTACGATTTAAGTAAGACAGTAGCAGACATTAGACCGATATATGATTTTGATGAAACATGTCAAGGTAGTGTGCCGGAATCAATTATATGTTTTCTTGAAGGTAATAATTATGAAGATGTTGTTAGAAAAGCTGTAAGTCTTGGTGGTGATACTGATACACAGGCATGTATCGCTGGGAGTATTGCTGAAGCTTATTATGGCATTCCTGATAAATATATATGCAAATTAGATAATTATTTACCTGAAGATATGTTAGATATTATAGTTCAATTTAACAAGAAAATACGATAAAAATGTGCTTTGATTTTAATTGGAGGAAGTATGATTAAAAAAATAATGATTGAGCAAGAAGATAAAAATAAATTATTAAATTTTAAATTTGAGAGACTTAATAATGTTATGAAATTATTTGCCTGAAAACCGCAAGTGCTTGCACTGTGTGAGCGTCAAAAATATAATATAAAGGAGGAAGTAATATGAGTAAAGGGAAATGCTTTTATTGTGAAAAAGAGCTTAAAAAAAACGAAAAATGTAATTGTGAGAAGTCTAAAGAAAGATGGGGTTATATTACTTCTAATGCTGTCAAATCTGATAAGAGATATATTTGCTCATGTGGAAACAATAATTTTAAAACAATATCTCATATAGATTTTAAAGATAGTTATTCTTCTACGTACGAGTGTAATAAATGCGGCAATCATATAGGAGTCTGCTTTCAAAGAGCAGAAAGTTGGTGGTAATATAATATGAGAGTAATTATAGCAGATAGTAGAACTTTTAAGGGAATGGGAATGTCCAAATTGTGGTGCTATCCATGATAGAGATATAAATGCAGCGAGGAATATAAAAATTCAAGGTATGAAAGAATTAGGTTTAATAGCCTAATAGAGATAAGAACCGTAGGACGTACGGGGATAGCTTGGTAAATTTAGTTTCAATAGAAACTATTACCCAAGAATCCACAGGGCTTGCCCTGTGTGAGCGTCAAGGTTAAATTTAGAGTAGTAGATGGTAAATACATATATGGAGGTTGTGAAGAACTATGATTGAGTTTAAAAATGGTAGTAAGATTGAAGGCATATCGTCGTTTAATAATGTACGCAGTAAGCGTAGTGAATTAATAGGGTTCTATTGTGCACTCTGTAATGATGTTCACGAAGATTATCCAATAAAGAACATTCGGTGGATAGATGATAATATGGTGTGTAAAGAAAGTTATGAGCAAAAAAATATAAGGGATAAAAAAATACAAGAAATAGAAAAAAATATAAGGGATAAAAAAATACAAGAAATAGCAAAAAGATTGTATGCAATTACTGGAACAAGTTGGCACTATAAATATGATTATGATTATTATATTTTAAATGATAGAGGTGAATATATTGCTCAGACTACATATGATGATTTAAGCACCAGCAAAGAACATAACGTTATAGCTGATACAGAATTTATTGCCCATGCTCCCGATGATATAAGATATTTAATTGAAAGTTATTTGGAGTTACAAGAACAGTATAAAATGCTTGAGAATAGGAACAAACAATTATTAGATGAATTACACACATTAGTTGAAGAAAGAAATAGTCTTGATGTCAACTACCCCAACCTATAGAGGTTGGAGCTTGTAAAAGCTCAAGTTGACTAGACTAAGTGCCGAAATAAGCACTACGTTATTCTCCATGTAGACACCGTAGAATGATGCCCTAGTTCTATGCTCTGTCGTGGCTCTGTAAACAGTCCTGTGAGGCAGGGACAGTCAACCACGTTGTGAAGGGAGAATAACATTGTCGAAGGGCAAATAACTCCGAAAGGAGGGCTTAAAGCCAATTGTTAGTATATGTAATTGCATTAGATGGTAAACCACTTATGCCTTGTAAACCTGCTAAAGCAAGGAAGTTACAAAACCAAATAAAAATGTGTTTTTATCAAAAGGAGATAATATTATGTTTGCATATCTTATAAATTTAGGCTTTACCGAAAAGCAAATTGTAGATTATGTTAGAAGTACAGATTATAGTTTAGATCAGTTATTAAGTGACGTAAATGTACAAATTGATACTGCAATCAAACGATTAATATTATATACAATGTATGAATGTAAGTTTAAATAAAACTCAGATTTGATTTAAAGTATTAGAATAATATATTTGGAGGGTTGTGTGTATGGAATTTAGAAAATATCAACATATTGAAAGATTTGGGACAGATGAAGTTGATGGAATAGAGTTTGGGAAATGTTATATATTTTATAAAATTGATGGTACAAATGCTTCTGTGTGGTTAGACAAAGAAGGAAAAGTAAAAGCAGGATCAAGGAATAGAGAATTAACACTAGAAAATGATAATGCAGGATTTTATAATGCTATAATAAATGATGAACGAATTATAAACTATCTCAACAAACATCCTAGTCATAGATTGTTTGGAGAATGGTTAGTACCACACACTTTAAAAACTTATAGACAGGATGCATGGAGAAAGTTTTATATATTTGACGTATGCCTAGATAAAGATGATGGAAGTTTAGAATATATTCCTTATGATATTTATAAACCACTATTAGAAGAATTTAACCTTGATTATATACCGCCATTAGCTATTATTACAAATCCTACATATGAATCATTAATAAAATGTCTTGAAAAAACTGGACAATTTTTAGTAGAAGATGGTAAAGGTGTTGGCGAAGGAATAGTAATTAAGAATTACGATTTTTATAACAAATATAAGCGTCAAATTTGGGCAAAAATTGTATGCAATGAATTCAAAGAAAAACACCATAAAGAAATGGGTTGTCCAGAATTTAAAACTGAAAAATTAATTGAAGAAAAAATAGTTGATGATTTTTGTACTGAAACATTTATTGAAAAAGAATATGCAAAAATTGTTACTGAACAAAACGGGTGGCAAAGCAAATATATTCCTATGCTGTTAGGCAGAGTGTTTTCAGAATTGATAAAAGAAGAATCATGGAATATAGTAAAAAAATATAAAAATCCTAAAATTGACTATAAAACTTTAAATGCTTTAGTAATTAAAAAAATAAAAGAAATAAAGAAAGAGGTATTTGCATAATGGATAAAATAATGAAAAGACTTCAAGAACATTATAATGAAGTAGAAAAAATGGGATACGAAATTGTGGGTGTGTTTTTACAAGGGTCACAGAATTATGAATTGGCATATGAAAATAGTGATATCGACAGTAAAGCAATAATACTTCCAAGATTTGAAGATTTTGTATTAAATAAAACTCCTGTAAGTACTACTCATGTTCTTGAGAATGATGAACATGTTGACCTTAAAGATATAAGACTAATGTTTGAATGTTTTAAAAAACAAAATATAAACTTTGTTGAGATACTATTTACGAAGTATAAAATAATGAATCCAAAATATGAAAAATTATTCCAGCCACTAATCGACAATAATGAGCTAATAGCAAGATACAATAACTATGCTGCTGTTAATTGTATTGCTGGCATGAGTATGGAAAAATATAAAGCTTTAGAACACCCTTATCCTAGTTTAATCGACAAAATAGAAAAATATGGCTACGACAGTAAACAGTTACATCATATTATAAGACTTAATGAATTTATTAAAAGATATATAAATGGTGAACCCTACAAGGAGTGCTTAATATCAAGAAATAAAGAATACCTTATTGCTGTAAAGAAAAACATACACAGTTTAGAAGAAGCAAGGAAAATAGCAAAAGAATTATCTAAAGAAACAAAAGAAATCAAAGATAAATATATGAATGAGAATAAATTAGAAATCAATAAAGATGCCGAATTATTATTAAGGAACGTACTAATTGAGATAATGAAACATAATTTTAAAACAGAATTATGGGGAGATTAATATGAACAAATTAATTATGATGGTGGGGTTACCTGCAAGCGGTAAGAGTACATATGCACAATGCATAGCAGACACAGAAGATGCAATTATTCATTCTTCTGATAATCTAAGAGAAGAATTATTTGGAGATGTTAATGAACAAGATAAAAACAATGAATTATTCAAAGAATTACATAATAGAATTAAATCTGATTTAAAAACTGGTAAAAATGTAATATATGATGCGTGTAATATCTCATATAAGCGTAGGAAAGCTTTTCTTGATGAACTAAAGAAAATTAATTGTAAAAAGATATGTTGTCTTATAGCAACACCATATGAGAAGTGTTTAGAACTAAATCAAAAAAGAGATAGAGTAGTACCGGAATATGTAATTAAAAGAATGTATTTAAATTTTGATGTTCCTGCTAGTTTTGAAGGTTGGGATCACGTTCATATTGTTTATAATGATAGTAATAAATATCAAAGAAATATAAGTGATTTATTAAATAAATTAAGTTTAATTAGCCAAGACAATCCACACCATACACTTTCAATAGGAGAACATTGTAGAGTATGTGCTAGGAATGTATGTAAAATATTTAAAGAAAGAATGATATTTGATGCAAATCTTATTTATGCAGCTTGGTTACATGATATTGGAAAAGAATTTACAAAACAATTTAAGAATTATAAAGGCGAAGATACTGATATTGCTCATTATTATAATCATGAACATATATCAGCATATAATGCTTTGTTTTATTTGAGAAATGATGATTTTACTTGTTTTGATTCTGTATTAGATATTTGTCAATTAATAAGATGGCATATGAAGCCATACTTTATCGAAACAGAAAAAGCGAAAAATAAATTTATAAACTTAGTTGGACAGGATTTTTATGATAGACTAATGATACTTCATGAGGCAGATATTAATGCAAAATAAAACCTAATATAAAGTAATTCTAGTAAAATAGAATAGAGGGTGAGGTTTACATCCAGTTAGATTTAATCTCTAACAAACTAAACGTAAAGTTTAGATAAATTAATATGTATTTACTTGTAGCTCATATGGTGGGCGATTACTTTTTTCAAAATACATATATAGCAACAAACAAAACTAAAAATAATTTGGTTTGTTTATTACAATGGACTTAGCCGAAAGCCCACGACTTTAGTCGTTGGGATGAAGGCTAATGTTTGCTAAAACACTTGACAAAATATTAATATAATATTATAATAAAAAATAGGTGGTAAGTTTTATGTTTCCGAGAATAAAAGACAAATATTATTCAATTAAAAATGGTATATGGAATATAATTAGATGGTTTCCTGTAATATGGGAAGATAGAGATTGGGATGATTATTATATATTTGCTTTACTTTACCATAAATTTAGCAATATGGAAAAATACTTTAGAAGTGATAATACCTATTCTGTTGAAGCATTAGATGTAGCAGATAAAATAAAAGTTGCAAAGTTACTTTGTAAACGAATTATTGATGATAATTATGTTGATAATGCTTTGATACCAGTTGAACAAAAATATGGAGAATTGAAGTATCATTTTGAGCCTACTAATGAAGAAAGTAAAGCTAGACAAAGAGCATATAGGCATTCTGATTATATGAAAAAACAAGATATAGAATATCTTTTTAAATTATTGTCAAAACACATACAAGAATTTTGGGATTAATGTCAACTACCCACCGCTTATAGAAGCGGAGGCTTGTAAAAAGCCTTAGTTGACTACCCTAAGTCTTAACTGACTACGTTGGAATAATTATCTTACCCTGAAATGATGCCCAAGTTTCAGGCTCTATTGATTTTATTAATCAAAAAGAAAAATGAATCAAACAAGAATTTTATAATATTATTAAAATAAAGGGGGAATAAATTATGAGTGCAGATAATGGCATATACATATTAAAGACTAAAGACCAGTATAGAGTTATACATGCTCAAGCTATTGAGAATCTTTATTATTCACATATTAATCCTTACAATAGCGAGTTAGTTCCTACAAGAATAATAGAGTATTATGGTGATTGTAGGTATACGAGAGATTTTGATAAGGCAATGAAAGTAGCTACAGCTATGGAAAGACGATCTGGATGTACAGAATATGGAATCAAGATATTCCACGTAAATAAAACATGGAATCAAATTGTGAGAGAGGCAAAAAGTTTGGCACTAAAAGAAATTGAAAGATTTAAAGATGATGAGTCCAGTTATGGGAAATATCAAAAATTACAGCTTCAAAAAATAATAGATATGTAATCAAATTGGACTTTGATTTAAATATGTACTTGACAAAATATAAATATAATATTAAAATAAAATTATATCAAAAAAAAAAAAGAGAGAGGTAGATATCATTGAGACGCATAATTTTTGGATTAATAGTTTTTATAATATTCACAGTTACAGGAGTTTATATAGTAAATAACAATTTGCAAAATAATAATATAATATTGACACAAGAAAATGAATGTGATGTCGTAAATACGTCAAAGGAAGAAACTTTACTTATAGAATCCGCAATTCCAGAAACAAAATTGATAGAAAAAATTGAAGAAAAAACAAAGGAAAAAACCGAAGAAGAAATTGAACAAAAGACCGAAAAAGAAATCACTAAAGAAAACGATGAAGAAGATAATATATATGAGATTATGGAAACACCAAAAGAAGAATCTATGCCAGAGTATAATATACCTTTAGACGAGGATATTCAAAAATATTTATATGATAAATGTAAAGAATATAATGTGCCTTATGATTTAGCATTAGGAGTAATAAAAGTAGAGAGTAATTTTAATCCTAGCTTAATACATAAAAATTCCAATGGAAGTAGAGATTATGGACTTTTTCAAATAAATACCATTAATCATAAATGGCTTTCTGAAGAATTAGGCATAACTGATTTTCTCAATCCATATCAGAATATTGATGCAGGAGTATATATGTTGTCACAATTGCTAAAAAAATACAATAATGAGCATATTGTTTTGATGTCATACAATATGGGGGAACAAGCAGCAAAAAACCTTGTTAGCAGAGGAATAGATTCTTCTCGATATAGCCGAAAAGTCATAGAGACTAAAGAAGAATTAAAAAATAATAATATAAAATAGGAGTTGATTATATGCCAGATATAGCTATGTGCAGAAATTCCACATGTGAAAAGAAAAATGAGTGTTGGCGGTATATGACAATGCCAAGTCAATATCAATTAGATGACAGAACTATAAGAAAGGATGATAAATGTGTGTAATTATGAATATGGGATAAGAACGCTTCAAGAAGAATTAGAAAAAGAAGAATTGGAGGCTGATAGACAAAGGCTGGCAAAAATTTCATTTAATAAAAATATTAAAACTCAATTTAAAAAGAACATAGATGAATTACATAGTAAATTTTATGATGAATTTAATGAAAATATAACATTTGAACAGCAATATATAATAAGAAAATTTGTTGACTTTTTAAAACAAAATGTATAAAGGAGTGGTTGTTATAAAAGTCACATTTTATTCAAACAATTGTCCAAGATGTAAAATACTGCAACAAAAATTAGATGAGAAAGGTGTGATATATGAAAAAGTATCAGATATGAATATTTTAATACAAAAAGGGTTTAAATCTGTACCAATGCTTGAAGTAGATGGAAATATAATGAATTATTTAGAAG